ATATCCGATACCCTCTAATCTTTCCGCCTCTGGAAGCATTATTACTGCTGTGGCAGGTTGAAGCCTTTTTGCGGTATAATAATTCAGCACATCGCTGTCTTTATTTACATTATCTGGAAGCTGGATTTCTGCTCCTGCGGGTAAATCATCAGTCAGGCTCAGCCCGTTGGCAACCGCCATCGCAAAGGTATTTTCCACCGCTCCTGTGTGCTGTATGGCTATATCTAAAAGTGATTGTAAGGGTAAAACATTAATTTTCATTATATTGAGCTGTGATGTTCATTTCTAAATTTTTTCCTATACTGATTGCGTCTACGCTCATACCATCAATACTGAACTCCTGCCGTATTTCACGGGCAAAATCATCAGGTTTGTGAGTTTCCAAATATTTCCTAGCACCAACTCCTCGTTTAGGATTAGCTTTAAACTCTCCCTTATCTGATAAAATAAGTAGTTTTTGATGTTGTGCGGTGCTTTCTCCTATGGAAAAATCACCATTTTTAAGCACTAAATCAAGGTTTTCGTCTAACAATATATCTTTTGGCATATTATATTATTTTACCTGTTCCTTTCTCTATAGTCGTTCCTGATGAACCCGTAGTAGTCAATTTTATTCCGCTGTTTACTTCTACCTTTCCGGACTTTACAAAAACTTCTATTGCATTACTCAGTTTTTCTGCTATTCTCTCTACAGAGTTATTGTAATTTGTTTCTTCTCCTTGTTCAAAAGTGAAAATTTCAATAATAGAGGCTTTCAGTGTTGCCTTATCTAATCCTTGACCCATTTTAAATTTATTTTAAAAGCTCTTTAAACTCATTTTTTAAACTCTCAAACTCGGCACGGTTAATCAGCATAATGGTAGGCCCTGTATTGGTTGTAAATCTCATTTTTAGAATCGCCTCAAAGAGTTTGTCTATCAGTTCCGCCATATTCTTGTTATTGGCAGATATATGAACCTTGTCTGTAAGCTCTACCTTTGTAGTATCTGTTACCCAAAGGAACTTGTCCACTTCATCACAAGCTATAATCATCCAGTCATCATCATCTTCAATTCTTACCACTAATACTAGTGAGCCTATTTTAGGTATCTGTAAAAAGCTCTTTTTCCCTGTCAGTACAGGGCGTAGTCTTACTTCTGGTATTTCTTGCCCGTCTTCATCTTCCAGCACGCATGTTGCTTGGTTCTCATTTACGGATTTTACCTTAGCAATATTACTTACTGCTGGCCCTGCGGAACTCGCTAAATCTCCAAGCCTTTCTCTTATATCTCCTATTGTCATTTTGTAGGCATTAATAGTCCAAGTGTTAATGTCTGTCGTCCTCCTCCTTCTCCAAACTCCCCAGATACAGTGTCTACAAAGTATCGCCCTTGTCTTTCATGGAATACTTTATCGGTAATTTCACACACCATCCCTTTCTCCGCATAAGGCACCAGGAATATAGTTACATCTCCCTCATAGCCTCTGTAATTTTCTTTGCTTTCCAGCCTTTGAGCTATTTCTTTCAAGAACTGAGCGGGAATACCTGCCTTTATCTTTACTTGCTTCTCATTGCTGTATTTATCTATCTGTTGTCTTGCTTTTCTATGTTTTGTTGTTTTTTTCTTTGAGTTTTTATCATCAGATTTCACTTTCTGAACTTCGCCAGCTTGGTTTTTTTCTTTGATGACAATCTTCATATTTTTATCTACTTCCTTTTTCTTCAGACCATCGTCTTTAACTGAGTTCCAACCTAAATGGACTTTAATTTTATCTTGTTTCTTTCCAAATAAAGTCCCTACATACAGCTCATTAAAATTAAAATAAACCGAGAGTTTGCACTCTTTTACCAGCCATTCTAAAACTTGTATTCCTGTAGCATTTTTAAAGCGTACATTTTTCAGCGGAATATCTGGCATTTCCTTGGAAAGTAAAATGTCCGTTCCTGCGGTTACATCTTGTAATAATTTTTTTACCGTTACAGAGGTGTAAGTTCTGCTGAATATAATATCATAGAGCTGGTAACTGTATCCTTCGCATTCTACTTCTACGGGTATCCCCATATTAACCCGCTTAACAAAGCCCATAAACCGAGTTTCATTTTTCCCATCATAACCAAGTTTAACAGTTACTTTATCATCTTCTTTAAAAGCATAAACTTTTTTATTATCCTCTGCATTCGCTGTCGTAGTTGCATCTGTTTTAAGGTACTTTGTCCTTGGAAGCGAAATCGTACAAGTATCAGTAAATGAATTAACCGAAGTCTTCCAGGTTACCTTATTTGCCTTAACCTTAATTCCTCCTATCTCTATATCACTGGTTAGATAAAACATGTTAATTGGTAATGATTAAATCTTCTATATAATCTGTTTCACAACTTATCATAAAAGGGCGTATCCAATATGCTTTGCCTTGTACTTCTGGGAATTCCAGAGTCTCGATGGCTACTCGGCAGCTTTTCTCTAAAAAAAGCTCTGGATAACCTCCGTGAAGCTCTACGGGCTTATCGGATTCAAAGAGTTTTTGAAGCTTCATTATATCCTCCTCGGGAAACTTTCTTCCTTTTCCGATAAGAAAACCACGAATGGTAAATCGGTAGTCATCAATATTAAAACACTCTTTTACGGTGCCTTTACGCTCGCTTACAGGTGTTCGTACAATCGTTTTTGACAGATTAACTGATACCGTGCAGTTTTCTATCTCAATAGTTCCACTATCAGCATTACTGAGTGAGATTGGAAACCATATATCATGCCCGTAGGTTCCTATTTTATTGAGTGCTATGTTATTCCTATTGTAGTGTATAGTGCCTTTTGGGTGTGGATTTTGAGCAATTCCCGAATAAGTTACATCCTGCGTCAGTGGTTTGTCTGAATCTTTTGGTGTAACATAATAAGGAGCTTTCCCGAAATAGGTTTTATAAAGCTCGTGTAAATCAAATATTGTTATCATACTGTCTTGGCTCCGTTATATAATACCCTTGCTAAACACTCTAATGTTATTTTTTCTAATTGCTCGGCGCTTTCCGCTCCATTCATTGTGGTAAATTGGATATTGTCAAAGAATTTACCTACATGTATATTGACTACTTTTGGTCCGCCTCCTGCAATGGTATCACCAGCTTTTTTCTCCGATGTTTTATTTTTCTTTTTCTTGTCCTCTGCTGCTCCAATGGAAGTGTCTTTAAACCTTGTTAAGTCTGCATGATAACTTAAATCCTCGGGAGGTTTTGGAAGGTTATCAGGCGGGTTTATTTTAGTGTCTATCGTTACTGTCTTCCCTGCTTCATCAGAGAACCAGCCTTTAACAAACTTATAAGCCTCATCAATTCCAGATAAGATAGGCTCAAGAACATTCTCCCATAACCAAACAAGTTTTTCTCCTATCCAACCAATAACATCCAGTATATTACCTAAAAGCCATCCGATGGCTCTAAATACATCTTTGATAATTTCAGATTTAGCTATCCATTGTGCCACTCCCATAATGATTTTTGAAACAGAGACAATAATGCTTTTAGTAAACTCCCAAACTTGATTGAAATACTCCGAAGCGATTGCTATCCAATCACTCCATTCTCCTGTACCAGTAGTAAGATTTGAAATATAATCTATTGCTTGTCCTAATCCATCAGAAATAGCACTGATATAAGGCTGTAGTTGTTCCAGCATCGGGGAGATATTCTGGGCAAACTTTATCCCAAGGTCTAAAAACTTATTGACAATAGGAGAAAAGGCATCGCCGATGTCGGTTAAGCTGTCTGCTAACACTCCTTTCAGCGTTCCCAATTTCCCTGTCATGGTTGCGGATTGTGCCTCTAAAGCACCCTCGTAAAGCCCACCTTTATCCCTTGCCATAGCAAGAGCTTTTGCCAGCTGGTCATAGGTAACCTCCATTTCCTTAACTTGGTCGATGCTCTTTCCTGTGCTTCGGGAGAGCATTTCATAAATGTTAATTCCGACCATCCCGAACTGGCGGATGTCCATTGCTGTTGCTTTTCCTACGGTCTTAATCTGCTGCATGTTTGCTGCCATTCGGGAAAGCTCATCATTTCCACCTCCTACGGCAGATATAGCATTAGCGAGGTTCATCGCATCTTCTCTGGC